ACTCCCCACAAACCCCAGCACGCTCGGCCCGACCAGCACCAGCCCGCCAATCGTCAAGATCGCATTCTTCGTCCCCTGGTCCATCTGGCTGATCCATTCCCACGCTCGCTTCGCCCCCTCCACAATCTGCATCGCCGACTGCGCAAACTGATCCCCCATCTCCCGAATATTCGCCATCATCTGTGGCGTATTCAGCGTATCCACCAACTTCTGCAATTCCGGCTGCACCGCCTGCACCAGCCCCGTAAAGAACTCGCGCAATCCCACCTGTTTCAGGTCCTCCAGACTGGAAATCAACCCCTCCACCGTCCCCGTCTGGCGTGCCGCCGCCCCTCCAAAATCCCTCTCCAGCGACTCCGTAATCGCCTCGATCGCCGCATTCGCCGGGATCAGCCCCTGCTCCCGCATCGTCACGATCTCAGCCGTGCTCTTCCCGAACGCCTTCGCCAGGATCTGATCCACCGCCAGCCCTGCATTGGTCAATTGCAGCACCTCCTGCCCGGCCAACTTCCCCTTCGCCTGGATTTGCCCCAACGCCAATGCAATCATCTGCATTGCCCCCTCGCTCTGCCCGCTCCCGGCAGCAAAGTTAATCAGCGCCGTTGTCAGTCGTTGCGCCTCCGTACTCGTAAAACCATAAGCCATCGCCATCCGATACGCCGATGCCACCCCCTCCTGCGTGAACGGACTCTTAATCGCCAGCTGCTGGATCCAGCTCAACAACTCCTCAGCCCGCGGCCCGGCCTGTTGCATCGCCTCACCCATCGAACTGATCCCCGTTGTATTCATCAGCTCCCGCGCCACCAGGCTCTGCAGGCTCAACCCCAGCCGCTCATAACTCCCGTATGCGTTCACCCCCTCCATCGCCAGGTTGCGCATACCGTTCACCGCCCCCATCATCAATTGTCCTGTAAATACCCCGAACGCCGTTTGTGCAACGCCCCCTAAATTACCGACCAGTCCCCCCACACTGTGCAGTCCAGCCTCCGCCTGGCGGTAATCGGCTCCTACCTCCACCATTAACTTCGCTGCTGTAATCGGCATCAGTCATCCAACCTCAATCCTGCTTTCCGTGGTTATTAACCAACCACCTTTTACCTTCCGTGTATTCCGCATGTTCCGTGGTTAATCAACCATCACCGTCTGCCTGCTCGCGTCTCACATTACGCGCCTCAACCTCAGCCTTCTCCGCCGCCAATGCCATATTCATCCACGCCATCGACCTTCCAGCCAGTTCCCACGGCCTTACTCCCAGGTAACGCGTTGCTCGTATCAACGGGTACCACGCCGTGATTTTCCCTTGCTTGCCCCCGCTAGCGAGCCACCGCCGGAGTTTTTTATTTCTTCTCGGCTGACGTTCATATCCTCAACCACCGCGTTCACCATCGCCGTCAGGAAACTCACCGGCATCTCACGCATCACCTCCACCGTAGGCGGCAGCTCCTCACCATCTTCGCCCACCACCTCCCACCGGATCAGCATCCCCTCCAACAAGTTCGCCAATCCGCTGCCAGGCCGATTGTTATCGATCTCATCCTGTGCCTTCTCCTCCACAATTGGCGTATATGCCGAAGGCCGATAAGTCACCTTCGCCGTCTCACCCTGGTACTCCACCGTGATCGTTCGTTCATCCGCTATCAAGTCGCCGATCTTGATCATAAGCTACTCAATTTATTGATAATGCTGATCTGTGTGGACTTACCCCACGTGGCATCGTGCACGCCGCTAAACTCCCACTCCAGGGCGTATATCCCATCCTCATCCCTGAACTCACCCACGCCCTCAACTTTCAGCGCCGCATCGATCTGCAACTTATAGTAATAAGTACTGGCAATCAGATCTCCCAGCGCCTTGATCCGCAGGAACTTAGAATCGCCTGCCCGCGCTGTAGTCAACAGCCCCATCCCTTCAGCGTCAGCCTCCATCAACAATTTACAGGTCAGCTTAGGCTCTTTCTCCACCACTCCTGCAAACCCTGCACTACCCGACGACGCCAGCGGATAAAACGGCCCAAAGCGACCACCCATTTTCCAGGATACCGATATCGCACGCGCCAGCGCCGTTGCACTATCCAATCCCGCCGCTGTATCTGCCAGGTATATATCCACATCTTCCGGCAACACCGGCACCAGTTCCAACGCGGTCGGCGTGGCTGTCATGCTAATATTATCCGCCAATTTCCTACCGATCATATTCCCACTGACGTCGATCCCCGCCCGGCTGAAAGCAATCTCCAACTCAGTCACTTGCCCGTAGGTGAACTTATGTGCCCGCACGCTGGATCCCTGCTCGACCGTAAACGTCTTAACCGTATCCGCTGCCGTAGTTGATGGCGCAAACGTCCACAGATAAGCAATCGTTCCCCCTTGTTGTGCTGGGGCCGCATAGCTCAACAAACTGGATAATAGATACACCAGCTCAGTATAAGTGGCTGCTCCACTGATCTTGGCCTGCATCCCCTCCTTAGTCGGAACGATCAACGACGGGAACTTATGCCCCATCGCCCGGTACGATTTTGTCTCCAGTGAAATCCCCGGCTGAATCTCCACTGATTGCAACAGCTTATTCGCCGCTGCTGCCGATCCCGCCGTAGTCTCCACCCCCAATTGCACCGTCTGAAAAATACTCGCTCTCTCTGTCATCTTTCACCTCTCACTTCTACTTACTTTCGCTGATTACGGCTTCCGTGTATTCCGCATGTTCCGTGGTCAATTTGCCCGCTACCTGCTATATGCTGCCTATTGCCTACTGCACCAGCACCCGGTACATCCCTCCCAAATGCCGATACTGCTCGCCGTCAATCACCTCCACCAGGCTGAACGGCTCCTCGCGCACACACGCCAACACCTGCCCGTCTGCCACGCTGCCCGAAGCCTTGTGCAGCAGTGCATCAATCCGCCCTTCAATCGCCTTCAGAGTGGTAAGGCTGGTCTCGTGATCCACGCCCTTCACCAACCACACCCCATTGGTCAGGATGCGCGTCGCTCCCACTCCAGCCACATCGCGCCCACCCTGATACTGATAAATCACCAATGGGTAAGTTGCCGTGCGTGGTGCCACATAACCGTAAATCCTGCTTCCCACCAGCCCGGTCAGCGTAATATCATCACTCAGTACGCTGTACAGCCAGGTTTCTACTGTCGCTATTTCGCTCATTCAGCTCCGCCTGTAACATCCCGACCTGAATTCGCAGCGCCGTAATCTCCAGCGCATACTTCCCGATCAACACGTCCAGCGCATTGATCCTGCGCTTCAACTCCTGATTCTCGCGCTCGGTCTCCTGTCTGCGCTGTTCCCGCAGGATCATGTCAGCTTCCACCGCCGCCCGGTTCAAAAATTGCGTCATGCTAAACTTCCCATCGCCGCCAGAAACCCTGGCCAGGCCCGCTCTGCTGCCGGCACCATGTACGGCCTGGGCGCCACGTGTGCCGTTCCAAACTCCAGATACTCAGCGTATAACGCATTCGTGAATACAATCGCCTGCAAATCGCTTAACATCTCCACCGTAATACTGTTTTGCAAATACCCGGTATCAATCGCTGGCGCCTCACCTGGTGCACTCGCCTGGTGCGCCCGCCCATAACGCTCATACACCTGCCCGCTCTTGTGACCACTCATGCTGGCTTGTGCATTCCCCTGGATGTCGAACGCCGTCTTACGCACCGCTTGCGACGCCCGGTAACGCATCTGCCCCGTGAGTTGCGGGAAATCGTTAAACACTACGCGCACGCGCACATTCATATCTTCACCGCCGCCGCCTGCTCCACAATCTCCCACGATCCCGTAATAGTTGCCATCACCTGGTATGTTTGCCCCCCAACAATGATGTGATCATCGATACGTACGTCCGTCCCATAAGGAAAACTGATCACGTACAGCTCACGTCCACTGATCCGGTCACCCAACAGCCGCACCACCGCGTGGTAGCCGCTCACCGTATCCACTCGGCAGGCTGCACTCCCACTGGCTGAGCCAC